GGGTTTCTTGCGTGACATAACGAGTTCCTCCTAAATATTATTATAACAAGGGTTGTGAGGAATGTCTCATTTTAAATTGTGCTAATTAGATGCTAACACTAGATGGCAAATATTGCATCCGCAGTATATGAGCAGTGGCTGAAAGATTAGGGGTGGTGTAGATGTCATGGAATATTGATGAGAATTACCGAATCGAGATGACCAAAGGTGATACACCAACCTTTGGATTTGAGATTTATCTGCCGGATGGTACTGCTTATGAGATAGAAAAAGGTGACAGGGTTGTATTTGCGGCAAAAACCAATAAATATGACTTGGAGCCGGCATTTATCATTGAGGCAGATATGGAGTCAAAGACCATTTCTTTTAAGGAAGAACATACAAAGGCATTGGAGATTGGAAAGTATATCTGGGAGCTGTCTTTGAATAAAGAAAATGGTTACCGCTGTACCTTTATTGCAAACAAGAAATTGAATCTGACAGTGGAGGTGGCGTAGAGATGGAAAAAGTAAGTGGAGCATTAAGCAATGTTCCTGCGATTGCTAATTATGAGAGTCTGAAAGACAAACCACAGATAAATGGTGTGGAACTGTCTGGGAATAAGACTGCAAAAGAACTGGGTCTTGCATCGGCAAATCAGGTGGAGCAGTTGCAGAAGACGATTGACGGGCTGATAGATGGAAATGAGGTGGCATACTGATGGGAAATGTATTGGTAAAAGAAGAGACATTGACACAGATTGCAGAAGCCATCCGCGAGAAAGCAGGAACAGATGATTTATATAAGCCGGGAGAAATGCCGGAAGCTATCTTGGAGATAGAAGTCGGTGGTGCAGTGGCTATTGATGATAAACCGATTAAGTTCTATGGATATGCTGGGGAACTGGTTGCAGGTTATTCATTAAAAGAAGTTGCTGAAATGACAGAACTTCCGCCATTGCCGACAGCAAAAGGAATGATCTGTCAGGAATGGAATTGGACTTTAGAAGAATTACAGAATCATGGAAGAGAAGCAAATGTAGGAGCTAGTTTTATTACAGATGATGGCAGTACACGAATTTACATTTCTTTAGTAAAGGGTGCTCTAAATCCTATTTTGGGCTTTGCACAGAGCGTGGCACATAGTGTCCAAGTAGACTGGGGAGATGGAAGTCCTTTAGAAACATCTCCGGTTTCTGGATCAAGTAACTATGTTAATATGTCACATCAGTACGAGAGTGCAGGCGATTATATTATTCGACTTATTCCGGATGAAGGTGCTCAAATCTATTTGGGTGGAGATACAAAAGGAACGTATCTTCTGAGACGTGTGACCACAACATCAAATGCAAACCGTGTATATTGTAATGCGATTAAGAAAATAGAACTGGGGAACTGTATTGTCTATGTCAATAATCAGGCTTTTGCTAGTGATACTATTACGTATGTAAGCATTCCAAATGATGTTGGAATTATGAAAGGAATTTTTTATGATTGTTGCGGATTAGAATATGCTTGCATTCCGAGAAAATACAATGTGTTTTCATCTAATATGTTCTGCAAATGTAATTGTCTTAAGTTGATATGTGTTCCGGGCAATCTTACGGAATTAAGTGCACATTGTTTTTCTAACTGTAGTGTGTTAGATAATTTGACGTTGCCTGATTCGTTGTCAAAAGTATATAGTTATACATTTTATTACTGTAAGGGGCTTAGAAAAATTGTAGTTCCGAAAAATTTACTGAGAATTGGTTCAACTGATATGAACTATTGTGAATCATTGAAAGAGGTTGTGATGCATGATGGTGTTTGTGCGATTGAAAGTAGTGCTTTTTCAAATTGTAGCTTTTTAAAGAGTATATATTTGCCGGAAGGTATTACAGAAATCGGGAACCAAGGATTTATGTATTGTGAGTCGCTACAAGAGGTGCTTCTGCCTAATTCGGTAACAAGTATAGGGATGAATGCATTCGGCTATTGTTATGCATTATCGGAAATGACTATTCCGGAAGGGGTAACAGAAATTGGGCAAGGAGCATTTAATAATGATTTAGGAATTGAAAACTACTATATGTATCCAAAGATTCCCCCAACGCTGACGAATAAGAATACATTTGGTTATATATCAAGTACTTGTAAGATTCATGTTCCAAAAGGAAGTTTGGAAGCCTATCAGACGGCTGAATATTGGAGTGAATATGCAGATCACATGGTAGAAATGGAGGAGTAACGTGAGGAAACTGAAAAAATATAAGCCAACAAAGTTCATGGCTGAGGATTCTGTGTACAGTCAGGAACTGGCGGACTATGCAGTTTCCTTTATTGAATGCCTGTGTCATACAAAAGGAACATGGGCGGGCAAGCCATTTGAATTGATTGACTGGCAGGAACAGATTATCAGGGATGTGTTTGGAACTATTAAGCCAAATGGGTACAGACAGTTCAACACAGCCTATATTGAGATTTCTAAGAAAATGGGGAAATCAGAACTGGCGGCAGCAGTCGCACTTCTGCTTACCTGTGGAGATGGGGAAGAGAGAGCAGAAGTTTATGGATGTGCTGCAGACAGGCAACAGGCATCCATTGTATTTGAGGTTGCGGCGGACATGGTAAGGATGTGTCCGGCACTGAATAAAAGAGTGAAGATTCTGGCGTCCCAAAAGAGAATTGTGTATCAGCCGACAAACAGCTTTTATCAGGTGTTGTCGGCTGAAGCTTATTCTAAGCACGGTTTTAACATCCATGGGGTTGTGTTTGATGAATTACATACACAGCCAAACAGGAAATTGTTTGATGTTATGACCAAAGGTTCTGGAGATGCAAGAACACAGCCATTATATTTTCTGATTACAACAGCGGGTACAGATACAAACAGTATCTGCTATGAAACACATCAGAAGGCAAAGGATATTATTGAGGGGCGAAAGATAGACCCGACATTCTATCCTGTTATTTATGGTGCAGATGAAAATGATGACTGGACAGACCCGGAAGTGTGGAAGAAAGCCAATCCATCTCTGGGGATTACGGTTAGTATTGATAAGGTTCAAGCTGCTTGTGATTCTGCAAAACAGAATCCGGGAGAGGAGAATGCTTTCAGGCAGCTACGATTGAACCAATGGGTAAAACAGGCAGTCCGTTGGATGCCGATGGAAAAATGGGATGCTTGTGCATTTCAAGTAAATGAAGACGATTTGGAAGGCCGTGTATGTTACGGTGGTCTGGACTTATCCTCCACCACGGACATCACGGCTTTTGTATTGGTGTTTCCGCCGAGGGATGAGGATGATAAGTTCGCTATCTTGCCTTATTTCTGGATTCCGGAAGATACATTGGAACTGCGAGTCAGAAGAGACCATGTTCCGTATGATGTCTGGGAGAAACTGGGGTATCTTATGACCACAGAGGGAAATGTTGTTCATTATGGATTTATTGAAAAATTTATAGAAAGTCTGGGAGAGCGTTTCAACATTCGCGAAATCGCTTTTGACCGTTGGGGAGCAGTACAGATGGTACAGAACCTTGAAGGGATGGGATTTACGGTTGTTCCGTTTGGTCAGGGATTTAAAGATATGAGTCCACCGACTAAGGAGCTGATGAAGCTGACATTGGAACAGAAACTTGCCCACGGCGGTCATCCGGTTCTTCGTTGGATGATGGATAACATTTATATCCGTAATGATCCGGCGGGAAATATTAAAGCAGACAAAGAGAAATCCACAGAAAAGATTGACGGTGCCATTGCAACCATCATGGGACTTGATAGGGCAATTCGTTGTGGAAATGATGTCACAGCATCTGTTTATGATGAGCGTGGCATTTTGTTTATTTAACAGAAGGAGCGTGAAGTGCTATGGGAATTTTAACAGGAATTTTTAAATCAAGGGATAAGCCCCAGAATGCTACATCTGGCAGCGCATACAGATTTTTTATCGGTGGTAGTTCCAGTGGGAAGAATGTCAATGAGCGTTCTGCCATGCAGATGACGGCGGTGTATTCCTGTGTGCGTATCTTATCAGAGGCGGTGGCAAGTCTTCCGCTTCATGTTTACAAATACAATGGAGATGGAGGTAAGGAAAAGGCGGTAAAACATCCGCTTTATTTTTTACTCCATGATGAGCCGAATCCGGAGATGACTTCTTTTGTGTTTAGGGAGACATTGATGACGCATTTGCTCCTATGGGGAAATGCTTATGCCCAGATTATCCGTAATGGCAAGGGAGAGATTATTGCATTGTATCCTTTGATGCCAAACCGAATGACGGTGGACAGGGATGATAAGGGACAGCTTTATTATCAGTACAACACCAGTAAGGATGATGCACCGACTATGAAAGGCAGTATGGTCAATCTGAAACCGTCGGATGTTCTTCACATTCCTGGTCTCGGATTTGATGGATTGGTCGGATATTCTCCAATCGCAATGGCAAAGAATGCGATTGGTATGGCAATTGCCTGTGAAGAGTATGGTGCAAAGTTCTTTGCAAATGGTGCCACACCGGGTGGTATCTTGGAGCATCCGGGAACCGTAAAGGACCCACAGCGGGTAAGGGACAGTTGGACATCTGCCTTTGGTGGAAGTTCCAATGCAAATAAGGTGGCTGTTTTGGAAGAGGGAATGAAGTACACACCGATTTCCATTAGTCCGGAACAGGCACAGTTCTTAGAAACAAGAAAATTCCAAATAAATGAAATAGCTCGAATTTTCCGAGTTCCGCCACACATGGTTGGGGATTTGGAGAAGTCGAGCTTTTCTAATATAGAGCAACAGTCTTTGGAGTTCGTGAAATACACCTTAGACCCTTGGGTTGCAAGGTGGGAACAGGCGATTGTCCGTTCCTTATTTTCTGCGGATGAGAAGACGAGGTACTTTGTCAAGTTCAATGTGGATGGGTTGCTCCGTGGTGATTATCAGAGCCGTATGAATGGATATGCCATCGGCAGACAGAACGGCTGGATGAGTGCCAACGATATCAGGGAACTTGAAAATCTTGACCGTATTCCGGAAGAGGAAGGTGGCGATTTATACCTTATCAACGGGAATATGACCAAATTAAAAGACGCAGGAATATTTGCGGGAAAGGAGAGCGAACCGAATGAAGAAGTTTTGGAAGTGGAAGAACCAAACGGTTCTGAATCAGGAGACACAGACGGAAACGGTGGAGAGAACACTGTTCCTAAACGGCACCATCGCAGAGGATAGCTGGTTTGATGATGATGTGACACCGCAGATGTTCAAAGAAGAATTGATGGATGGGAATGGAAACATTACGGTCTGGATCAATTCTCCTGGTGGAGACTGTGTGGCTGCCGCCCAGATTTACAACATGCTCCGTGAGTATGATGGCAAGGTCACAGTCAAGATTGACGGGATTGCAGCATCCGCAGCTTCGGTCATTGCCATGGCCGGCGATACGGTACTGATGTCTCCGGTATCCATGATGATGATTCATAATCCGATGACCATTGCTTTTGGTGATTCCGGGGAAATGCAGAGAGCCATTGACATGCTGAAAAGTGTGAAAGATTCCATTATCAATGCCTATGAATTGAAAACCGGAATGTCCAGAACCAAACTGGCACATCTGATGGATGCGGAAACATGGATGGATGCAAACAAGGCGGTTGAGCTTGGTTTTGCAGATGAAATCATCCAGAGAAATGGCACTGTGGACGAGGTGGAAGTTCCACAGGTATCCATGCTGTATTCAAAAACAGCGGTGGTCAATTCCTTAATGGATAAGATTGTCGAAAAGTGTCGAATCCAGCAGAAAAATGAAACTGAAAACAGTAACAAAGTCAAAGCCGATTCGCTGATGAGTCGGCTTAATTTATTAAAAAATTGGAGGTAATCTACTATGACTATTTTAGAACTGAGAGAAAAGAGAAACAAAGCGTGGGAAGCTGCTAAGGCTTTCGTGGAAACAAAACGTGATAAGGATGGTCTGTTATCCGCTGAGGATGCAGCGACTTATGCGGAAATGGAACAGAAGGTGCAGAATTATTCTGCTGAGATTGCACGAATGGAAGAAATGGAGGCTATGGAAGCAGAATTAAATAAGCCTGTGAATACTCCTATTACAAACAGACCAATGGGTGGTGCTAATCCAAAGGATAAGAAGACCGGCCGTGCGTCTAATGAATATAAGGATGCCATGCTTCAGGCAATCCGTACAAATTTCCGTAATATCCAGAATGTGCTTTCTGAGGGAATTGATACGGATGGTGGCTATCTTGTACCGGAAGAATATGATTCCAGATTGATTGAAGGTTTGGAAGAAGAAAACATCTTCCGTAGACTTGGTACAACTATTACAACCAGCGGGGAACGCAAAATCAACATTGCGGGTTCTAAACCGGCTGCGGCATGGATTGATGAAGGCGAGGCATTAACCTTTGGTGATGCGAAGTTCGACCAGATTAATCTTGATGCACACAAGCTCCATGTAGCTGTAAAGGTTACAGAAGAGTTGCTTTATGATAATGCATTTGGCTTAGAGAATTATTTACTCCGTCAGTTCTCCAAAGCATTGGCAAATGCAGAAGAGGATGCGTTCCTGAATGGTGACGGTACAGGCAAGCCTCTTGGTATCTTTGCAGAAGTTGGTGGTGGAGAAATCGGTGTGACTGCTGCAAGTGCAACAGAAATTACCGCAGATGAAATCATCAATCTTGTGTATGCACTTAAGCGTCCTTATCGTAAGAAAGCAAAATTCATTATGAATGATGCGACCATTGCGGCACTTCGTAAGTTAAAGGATGAAAACGGTCAGTATTTATGGCAGCCTTCTTTACAGGCTGGAGAACCGGACAGACTCTTTGGCTATGAGGTAATGACTTCTGCATATGTTCCTACCATTGCAGCTGGCAAGCCTGTTATTGCCTTTGGCGATTTCAGCTACTACAACATCGGTGACCGTGGGGTTCGTTCTTTTGCAGAACTCAAAGAACTCTTTGCCGGAAACGGTATGGTTGGTTTTGTTGCAAAAGAGCGTGTGGATGGTAAGTTAGTGCTTGCAGAAGCGGTTCAAGTGCTTAAGATGGGTGCCTAAGAGATAAAAGATTCTGGGGTGTCAGTGTGATAACTGGCACCTCATTTCTTTGGAGGTGGAATCGTGGTAATCACATTAGATGAAATGAAAAAATATCTTCGTGTAGACTTTGAGGATGATGATACGCTGCTTCGTAATATCATGGAATCCGCCCAGACTTTATGCATGGATGTGGCAAGAATGACAGATGAGGATGCTTTTGAGGAAGAACCTTGTGCCAGGATTGCAGTCATGTATGCAGTTGCGTACCTGTATGAGCATAGAGAAGAAGCAGACCATCATGCATTAACATTATCGCTCCGTTCCTTACTCTTTGGGTGCAGACAGACTAACTATTAAAAGTCAAGTATAAAAATAAAATTTATGAATGAATTGCATAAATGCATTTCAAATAAATTTGCACTTTGAAAACTGCATGACAAATAGAGTGTCGTTATCGACACTCAAAAAAA